GCCTAAGTTCCGCCGGAACTTGGCCCGTTGTTATTTTATGTAATTATTTATTAACTATTAAAATCACTCAGCACATCATCATACTCCTTATCTGACAGAGATACGCTCTGCACCGCATTGTATGCGGCATAATCCGGATAGGGAATGATCTCCGCTGTGCTCTCATCCGTCTTGCCGGAAACGAGGATAACACCTGTAATCTCCACCGATACAAGATTGCAGATACCATCGGCAAAATCAGCATCAGAAAGATAGTATTCGCGTTTGACCGACAAAGTGCCGGGACGGAGTCCATGCCTGTCAAAAATGACCAGCAGACTACCATCATCAAGCCTATGGCAGTTCTTGTACCCGTGCCCGTCAAACTCCGCAACAACACATCCCGACAGAACTGTACGGTAAGTGAACCGGAAGGGAGTATTCACATCCCCATTCAAGTTCTTCTCTATGATCTTAAAATCGGACTGATAATTAATTCTCATAATACACTATAATATTGATGTTACATCATCTATCTCCTCGGCTGTCAAGATGCCGGAAAGGTCAACACTTCCACCGCCTCCTGTCGTGCCTGTATCACTCCAAACGCCTCTCGTCTTACATTGATACAGAGGACCCGGTATGGTATCCCCCACAACTGCCCAGTCACCCACAACAGGAGATGGGACAGCAGCCTGCAATGCTTCTTCCGTAGAAAACAATCCCTTGTTGCGGACACTGTTCTGCTTGACCTTATCAATCTCGGTAGAAGTCTTACTAAAATTGTAGTTAAGCCGATCTGCCGCCTCACTCCAAGTACCTGTTTTATTTATCGAATTAAGTTCCATATCACTTCATTTTATTTGGGCAATTGGTTTTGATCCCATACAATCTCAGAACCTTTAACCATAATTATGCGTCCTCCCATTATCTGGGTCTGATATATATAACCGTCACTTCCTTTTTGCTCGACAACCATACTGTCCGGGCGGAAATACAAAACATCATTACTATTCGGGTCAAACATAGAAACCATGGGAATCAACCCTTTCAGTCCGTATATGCATGATATATCTATCAGGGAGGCGTTCGTATTATCACGCATCTCTATTGAGGGGATTCCATATTCATTTTCCGGCTCAATGCTTATTGTATAGCCATTTGAAGACTTGACTTTTACTTTTCCAACAAATTCAGGATTTCCATCTGCATCCCATTTGATGTTCCCATTGGCAAGCTGCCCGGAACCATCCTCATTCAACAGTATCTTGCCATTGGCTATTTCAACTTTTCCCCGGAAATATCCGCCCAAAGCATAGATATATCCACGAAAAAAAGCATTACCGCCATGAGTAGCGACAAAGTTCGCCATATTCGCCCATTCTTCATCCGTAGGCTGGTAATTAGGATCATTACGAAACCTCATTACGGTTAATATAGCCTGTTGAAGCGTGCCACCTGCCCAGAATGCCACATCATCATCGTCATTGTATATGCCGCTTACTCCGGCAGTGACCTTCTGTAACTTGCCGTTCTTGTAATTACCCAGTTGAATCATATTGGCAAGAATCAGACCACCAAGAATATCCACAGAACCATTTTTGATCGCACTGGCGATATAATTGATTGACTGAAAACCGGCTGTTGCCTTGTCGTTATCCAAAATGGACGGTTTCCAGTCTGTGGCAATGGTTCCACGCTCTAATTGAAGATCACAAATGGTTGCGGTACCACTGAGCATGAAAATACCTGCACCGTTAAAAGCGAACTTGAAAGTGTATCTTTGATAATCGGACGCAAGAGGCTGAGTTGTGCTGAAATCACCACACGAAACAGCCACAGACACACCTTTAGCTTTAAAGGATATAACATAGTTCTCATTTTTAATCAAGGACACGGATTGGGACAAACTACCGATTGCAGCAGAGTACCCGGAGCCGGCAGCACTATCTGCGGATACGGTAGCCACACCCGTCCAATACTTTAATTGCTTGCTATATAATTCGGTATCAGCAGACAATTGAGTATCAGAGGACAATGTCTCACTTTCATAATCCCCGGTAAACCCGGAGTTACGCAACAGATTGACACTTCCGACAGCCGCATTGTCTATCGCATCCTGAGCCTTTTGGGCCAGATCGGCAGCCGCCTGTATCTCATCCGGAAGACCTTCCATGTTACGCCATCCGGTGGACCCCTGCTCGATGTGAAACATACCCTTGATATCCACACCGCCTTTCTGGCTATATCGAATATAGGTACTCTCATCCTTGGCACCGATATAGGCGTCACCATACACATTGATATAGGCGTGTCCAGTAGACTTGTCAAAGCCCAGCCCGATGACTTCTTTCCCGGCAAGAGAGAAAGAGTTGATACCTTGATAGAAAATAATGGAAGGCGAAGTTTCATTAACAGACGAAAGGATTATAGCTGCCTGACGGGTGATATCCGTCAAGTGCCCAAGCCCGATGATATCATCACCGGCAGCCGGGACATCACTGTCCTTGTCGGCATTGGTTTTGCTCAAATCAATATAGTCAGATCCTACACCTATCACCTCACGCCAATAGTAGCGGTTGGATACATTGTGAGATGTACCTTCTTTAATGTTAAATTCTTGGGCTAATGCTAATGTACCGACTGTAAATTCGTTATGGACTGTCACTCCATCAACTTCCGACAAAAAGAAACAACGGTAGCTCTCATCAAGTTCCTCCACCCTGACACACTTCATACCGGCCGGAGATATGATCTGTTCACCACCTACATGTGTCTTCTTCTTTACTTCAAGCTCGTCAAAGACAGCCTTAATCTTCACATACAAGCGGTCAACAACGGCTTGTGTCGTACCATCTTCCAATACAGTCCAACCACTACCGTTTTTACCAATCAAAAAACCCTTCAGGAACGTTATCAGCTCATTGGCGATATCTTCTTTATCTTTACGAAGAAAATATTTTTCAAAATCAGTTATATCAGCACCAGCATCAATCATGGCCAACAACAAAGATCCGACACGCAATGCCGTATTCGCTCCGGCATTACGCTCATCCCTTATCTGCTCCGCCAATTTTTTTAATGTGTCTTTAATATCCGCCATTTACTTTTTTATTCCAAAGTAACAACAAAGCCAAAAGCCGTAAAAAGACATCATTTCTTTTTATGATGCCCCCATAAATGCGAACGCATAGAGGTACTGCGCTTGTGATTCGCCTCTTCAATCTTCTCCGCAAGCAGACCACAGAACTCCTCACCATACATATATGCCATTTGCTCTTTCAAGACCATGACCGATGCAAAATAGGCACGTGAGAACCATTCACGGGGTTTGCGAGGTTCACCTGAGGTAATCTTGCCGGATTTTTGTCTGTGCACATAATTCTTGCCTCTCAAATCCGGATTCAAAAACTTCAAATCACCCTTGTTATGCCCTCTATGACCGTCATTATACAACTGGCCGTCGATCTCATATCCCCGCCCCGTACCACAATCCTGATAAATGCCATATTCCATAAACTTATGCTGGATCACTGTCAGTTCACTGCTGCCCATTGTCACATTCTCCGTTATATCATTGTGCAGTAACACCGTATCAACCACGTGCAGTCTCATGATCTTCTCCCTCCAAATAGTGACCATCATCTCGGCCCACGCCTTCTTATACTTTGCCCGATCTTCAGCCGTGGACTTCGGTCTATTCTCATTCCTCCCACTCATCACTGTCATAAATTAGAGATACCGGTTCGGAAACATCAATCATAAAATACAGACCTGTACATCCGGAAATAAAGTATTCACCCAGTTCGCGTGAATACACATTATCCGTATTCAGGTACACCAGTTCGTTATCCAGATTCTCACGGTCAACCAGCATCCTGCTGTGCACCTGGCGGAACAGCTGCCGGCACACCTCCAGTGCCGCTTGGCGTTCCGCCATATCACTGATACGGTATCGCATCATGAGAAACACGGTAAAAGTACGTTTTTTAAAATATCCTCCGGAACGCTTCTCGGTCACTCCGTCATTCGTATCATCTACTGCGAAAAACGCGGATTCGCGCCGAAGATTCTGAAGAACCTCTTCAAGCGAGTTGATACCGGAACAGACACACGGATAAAAAGCGTGAGCCTTGGCCAATTTGTTTTTTTTGCACATTCCTTTAAAATAGGACAGCGCATCGAATAAATTATTTGCATCCATATCTCTGTTGTAACTCCTGTGCCTCGCGAGCCTTCTCATTCAGTTCGGTCAACGCCCGCCAGCAATCCATCTGCAATACTTCTCTCTCCTTTGTGATATCCCCGCCTGTCAATGCCCGAATCTCCGCATTGACGAGTTCAAGCATATTAAAGGCTTCACCCTCCAGTTGTTCCGGAGGACGGAACAGATAGGGAAAGCATTTTGTAAAATGATTCTTAACCGATGCAATCCACAAAAACACGGACAGCAGTTCTTCTTCCGAAGGATTGAACCGGCGGGGATGCCGCCCTTTGCGATCCACATACAACAAAATTGCCATGGAACGCAGAAGAGCGTTATCGCGCGTGCGTAAAAAGCCCTGATAATAATTCTCAATACTGACATACTCCTTAAACGGAACATCATGCAACCGGGCATCCACCGACCGGAACCTGCCGATCCGCCACAAACAGAAAGGCATATCACCCGGACGCTCGATAAAATCCAGCATGTGCAGGAAAGACTGTACTTGCCACGAATGAACAAAGAACCGAACCTTTTTCCATCCGTTGCGAACAGAACAAACCCACCCGTCCTCCTGTCTGCGCAATACAGTGATTCCCAGCAGCCGGACAAAGATGTATGTCTTTGCCGTGACCGGATCAAAACGGGTCATGATATAACACACATAACGCAATTGCCATTGCTCCAGCTTGTGCCATGCATCCGGCAGATGGAAGTTGATCAACCTATCCCCAAAAGTAGCAGGTGTCTTCTTTTTCATTTTTATAGTATTCAAAATGTTTTACCTTATACGCATCGCTATCCTTATACGCCGGAAAATCGTCCGGACACCCCTCCAGCAAGTTAACCACATTCGCCAGTTCCACACGGAATGCCGGCAACTGCTTGTTGATCCAAAAACCTATCGCCCTACGGAGCGAACAAACCAACGGTATCTCAGCTTCAGCCAGAGACTTATGCCGGATTTGTTCAAGCAAATGATCAAATAAAACTGCGGATATCTCGCGCCGGATATATTCTTCAGCCTCGCTGATTTGCGGACGAAGTTCGAGCAGATCAGCACGGATGGCTGTCGGTCGGCCTGCAAAATCACGCACATGGGCACCGGTATAGTAAAGGGAACTGATCACCAACCGGGCACAAACAGATGAAGACCAAGCGTCATCACCAGTCATACCCTCAATAATACAGTCCAGCGTATAATCCGCTTCACGCTGTATCTGCACGCGCAACGATTCAACCCGATCACGTGATGCCGGAGATATATTCTGGTTATTGACAATACCGAACCCCGTATCCGTCAGTATCAGATCCAGCCCCGGGATCGCCTGATAAAACGCATCAAGACAGATATAACGGCACACATCTTCTTTAACGGGCAGCGTATCCACATCCGTATCACTCCCCAGCACCGTGCCGAAGAGTTTATGTTCAGCCTGTTCAAACCGATCTTGTATCGCATCAAACACATACACGTTTGCCGAAGCAGCTGCAAAAACGACCTTCTCAAAAGTCTGTTTATCAATTATCATCTTCATCGTTATTATGGTTTATCCGGTTAGCAGTCGTTGATTTGGCATCGGTATTCTGATCCAGTGTCGTGAGCAGGATCATCGGCACATCCGGATAGACCTTCTCACCCCATCCGTTATAATGAATCACCACATTATGCGGCATATACATCAGATCATGAAAGGCAATCTCAAGCGACTGCTTGAGAGTAAACAGCTCGCGCTTGTCAGATCCGGAGTTATTGGACTGTGACTTGCCCGGAGTGGCTCCCACCAGATTGGGATGAATATTATCACCATAACAGGTAATATTGGACGCCTCTTGAATGTCTTCAGACCAGTCGCCACCCTCTTTAGTCGTATCAATCACATTGATACGCACCATACGGTTCTCCTTGCCGTTAGGATCGATGTAATAACCGGTAATCCAGACCTTGCCGGAATTCTCGATGCCGGACACAAAATTTTTAATATTCTCTTTTTCTTTCTTAATGCGCTCCAGCTGCTTTACAGGCTCGGTTATGTGCTCTTCAGCCAACAGATTGGACCAAAAATCCTTGTGGACTTCAACCTGGTACTTAACCGTCGCATGATTCTTCAGCTTGGCTTTTTTCCCCTTACCAATCAACCGCTTGATGTCAAACCAGTCGCCTCGAAAAATAGAAGTATAGTTGGGTAACGGATAGTATCGGCAGCCGGGTGTCGGAAAACGGACCAAAATGGCAAACTTGCGGTCTTTAGTGGGTATAGACTTTTTTCCGTCCTTGCCGGGTTCACGCCCCATCCGAACCTCCAGATCACCCAACGGGTCTTTTTCGTCAAGCAGCGGCAGTACCTCGATCTCATCCTCACGCAAGGCCGACTTCCGGAAGTTGCCATAGAAAACATGATTGATACGCCCCTTATCATCCGCCTTTTCAAACCGGCAATAACAGGCCTCCTTGTGCCGGAGCCTGACAATCCGGGAACCGTCAACAGACAGTATGATCACCGACACACAGAAAAAATAATACTTCATATCTGTCGCCTGTTCAAGCATGAAGGAAGGTATACTGTTATGCAGCATCCATTTTTTAATTTCCTTATCAACAGTCGGTCTGCCCGTATCATAGTCATTATACTTCTGCCCAGCACCGTAACAAGTAAGCACATTGAACAACTTGTTCTGAGACATCACCTCGTCAACCCCTATCAACCTGATCAGCTCATACGGTAGCCTGTTGTCAGCGCCCCAGTTCACGTATTTATAACCTTTCGCCCCCGGCAACGTCGTCGAGGACACATCTTCGCCATCCTCGTCAAAAACCGCCGAACTGTCCTCGACCGTCTCCATGGACGCCTGCACGCCGGATTTACCCACCTCAAACACACCTGAAGGGATATAGTCCAGCCGCACCCTGTTGTTTGTCTTATTTTTCATAAATAAACCTCCATACCATTAATTGAAAACAATGTGATATCACGCAACCTGCGCGGCAGTCCGGATTTGGGACACTTGACCAGATGCGTACCTCCCCGCCAATGGGAACCGATACAGATCACCCCCTTGTACTCAATGATGTCACCTGTGGACAATTTCCAGACACGCAAATCAACCGGCTGTCCGGATTCCAGCAGCCGGATGGCATCAAGCCTATGTATTACCTTTATGCCCATATCACTCAAACGTATAATCAAATGTATTATCAAACACACGTCCGGCACGCGGCAACTGCAAGATATTGTGATTACGCTGCGCATACCGATAAGAGAAAGTAAAGAACGGCAAATGATCCGGATCGTTGCTGCGCTTCGATTCCGACTCGGTGATGGTAACCTCCTTGCCCACTGTCGTACCGTCCAGCAGATAAATCTCTTTAGACCGGAACAAATCATCAAGCCACAACGCCATCTCATGTGTCAACACACCCGTATTGGCCTTGAACACCTTGGTCTCATCAATCCGATAATTACGGAACATGCCATTAGTGTAAGCGGTGGACCGGACGTATTCCGGCTCCAACGCATGAGTTCCAGTACAGTAAACCGTCTCCTGGCACCCGAAAGAATTGGTGAACAACAGAACCGGAGCGACATCGGGCGCATCAGGATCGAGTGAGAAAGTCTGCGTCCGTACTCCGGCATGAATAATATAGCGCACCAGCTCGAAGCCCGGTTTGACCAACAATTCGGGAGAAACTTCTACCGTAACGATCTTGTCCGTATCTGTCACCTGCCGCAAACTCACCTCACGGGTAGACAAACCGTCTTCGTCCCGGTAATAGACACAGGTAGCAGTCACAGGACATGCCTCAGTCGTGACCAGATGCACGAACTCCTTGCGCCCTATCGCCGTAATCTTCTCTCCCATCAGCGTGGACAAAAAATAGCCCGCCATAAAATCCGCAGCCGGCATGGAGGACTCCGCAGCACAGAACTGCACCGTAAAGTTTTTATTCTGTTCGGATGATCCGTCCGTTATCCGATAACTGCACCGTTCTATCAGGTTTGTTGCCAAATACGGTTCAATCAAGCCCTGCAAATCATTGATGGTTATCCGGCCGGAAGCATCCGGAATGTAAGTTTCGGACAGAATCTCTTTTTCTCCGACTGTCAATGAGAGAACAGCCGTATTCTGATCCGTAGCGAACACCAGCTCGTTCAGTCCGGAACTAAAGGCATAGGCCGGGATATCCTTTACTAAAACTATCATATAACCTTTTTTATTTCAAAAATAAGGCAAATACCACAACCTATAAAAGACAAGGACACCCTGTCTTGCAACAGAATGCCCTCTATGTAAAATGTATAAAAAATGTTTCTTATCGACGCATCATCATCCATTTGGGACGATTGTCACTGTCTACATGGATGTGATAGCCCGTATCACGCATCGTAGATGCAATATCATTCAAGGACAACTCCACCATATCAGACAAATCATCTTGAATATCTTGTGTGCTTTTCAACAACACATCATCACCATCGGGTTGATCAGCCGGAAGAAACGCCATCAGATATTCAATCAATACATATTCCTCTACACGAGATTGATTGGGAGTAGAATTATTTTTCATGCTTCACCTCCTTTGTAACATAGTCATGCAAAAACGCATCTAATCGGATTAATTGTTCATGATTTATTTCGGATATATCTCCATAATTTTGAGCAAATAAATGGAATTTGATTTCTTTATTACCGTCACTACCTATCTCGACAGTCTTCATTATTGAAAATTCGTCATTCATCGCAAACCTCCTTCCAACATTTTCGGGTCTGAAGCTTCACAGAAGCGAAACTCTCCACGTACAGGATAAATGTGAACTATGAAGACAGTATTATACGGATTCTTATCGGGATAGACCTCAATACGTATATCATTGTTTCTGGAAACATCCACACGAAGCGGTTTGGTTCTTGGAAATTCTTCGTCCAACATGGACGCTTTGGCACGGACAGCCTCAATAAAGGCATCACGTGACAGTTCATCAGGAATCAAGACATGAGTGAAAGTGGAAATCCATTTGTTCATAGCCCTGCCTTTATTGTTGACAGACAGGTAAGTTTTGGGTTCATCAATAAAGAATTTCATCTCAGACCTCCTTTCCAAGCAAGATGTAATGACACAACAAACCAAGCCAGGCAAAGCAATGCAGGAACAGCCGACACAAAACCGGCACATACCAATGCAGAAAAAGCCAAGGAAGCATGAGCCATAAGGCACACCTGACGGTTGGTAACTACGGATTCAAGAACACATGAGAACAGTTGATTCTCCTTTTCGCACCACGCACTGAACGTGGATTTTTTCGCCTCTAATACAGGCAAAGTAACTGTTTGATTTTGTTTCATACGGTTTGATGTTTGACATTTTAGGCAGAAAAAGAACGGCTGCCATCTCCCGTGTCGTCAAACATCAAACCGTGTCACTCCGTAGAGCAATTAAGTTTTGGGAAAGGCAGCCGTAACTTTATCACAAAAGTTGTGACTTCTACAATATCTTAATTATTGGGCATAAAAAAAGCCCATCAAAATACGAGCATTAACCGCGCTCTACGTACTTGACGAACAAGTTTGATGTTTGACTCCGCAAATATGAGGATTATATTTGAGAGTGCCAAACTTTATTTAAAATAAATCCTGCTGTTGTGGGATTTTAGTCGATTCTTTATAAAAAAGGATAATGTCTATTTTAACATTATCCTTTTTCATTTTATATATTAAATAAATATATTTGCAGCATGAAAAAAGCCCTACATTATATAATATCATATTTTGGAGCTGCTTGTTTTTGCTGCGGTTTATTAGGATGCATATTCAAATGGATATTCAAACTTTTATCCTATACTCCTTCAGCTACCTATATAAAATGTTGCATAATCTTATCCATATTAGTGGGATTAATATTTACAGTTTGTTGCTATCATCCCAAAAAAATCAAATAGATTTTTCATCCGTACTATCTGAATCCGATTTTGTAAATGAAGTTCCCAATTGCTTTATCATATCTACAATAGCTGTTGGAGCTTCTATTTCCATATTATCTAATTTCTTACTCAATTTTTTTATAGTCTTACGTTTTGTTCTATCATTTAAAAATTCATTAACCGTCTTCACCATTTTAGAAAATGTATCTCCGATTGTGGGTGATTTCGCTTCAACATGAAAGTTACCTACATTAATAGAAAATGTGCCTCCCTTAATAAACAGTACTATAAGTCCTATAATCGTGATTCCTTCTGGAGATTGAGCAAATACTAATATGTCACCAGGTGATTGCACAGACATCTTCATTTTTATGTCTTGTGATGTAAGTCCCAAACCATTTTTTGAAGAATAATCATTAAATAACTCCATTAAATCACCGACTAAAGTAAAATCATCAGCAGACAATGTATCTTCTTGTCTCACTCTTAGGACAAGATAGGTCATATCTCCTTTAGTATAGAAATCGTTTAAGAAGTTATCTACATATGAAGCATAGGACTTAATTTCTGAAATTATATGTCTTGAATTGAACATCAACTGTAATTCCGCTGGCAAGGAATGACGCATTGATGTTCTTAACCACTTTACATTTCTTCTTTTTGCAAAAGGGCAGCCCAATGCCGCATGAAGATTCATCTTTTCCTGATATAGTTCACTCTCTATAACTCCAAAAGTAACTTTATAGGAAGAAGAAGCTGGTACGATAACAATATCACCCACTTTCATTTCACGCGCAAAACGAAGCATCTGTGAAGCAGGATAACTTGTATTGCGAATATTTTCCCTCCTGCCTTTCAACATTTCTTGCAATATTTTTCTAGCAGTTTTTTCTTTTTCAGGGAGATGATTTAAATCATCAACAGTTATTTCATTATATCCGATTGCTATGAAATGTTTATCTACATATTCATCATAATAATCGCCTCCCATTGTTCGAACCAACCAATAGTTTGTTCCATCTTTTATAGGTTCTATGTACTTAATCAATTTTTCAACATCAAAATTCTCCATTCCAGACAAATATGGCGAATCCCTTATCAAAACGCGCCCAAAGGTATTAGTGTAACCTTAACCCGATTTTACGGATTACGTCTTGAAAAGGGATTCATGTCCTGTTTTACCAGTATTTATGTCACTAAATTTGAGGGCACTGCAAATATAATGATAATATCTGACAGCGCAAAGAATTCAAGATTACGAAAATAGAGACAAATACCTATCCATAATGTGCTTTATCATCAGCTTTATAGCATCCATAATAGCAAGAATGATATAATAGAACCGGCAACATTTTTTCAAGCAATCGCATTTTTAATGCGTTCCCTTATCGCAATTCTATTGCGTTAAACAAAAAATTCCGCTTTCCCCCTGCGGTGGCTTGCAGACACGGCCTCCAAACAAAGAGCAGGAGGTTGTGTCTGCAAGCCACCGCAGGGGGCGACACGCAAAGGCACTCCATCCCCCGAATCGAGGTATAGAGCACCTTTTCAGACTTTCTAACGCATTATCTAGCGCCAAAACGGACAAACT